CGATTTCCAGCAGCATCATATGCAACGATTTGCTCACCACCATCGTGTCGTCCGCCTGGAAGATATTCATGATTGTCCGGTCTGTCCATCTCTGGCCAACGGCGTCCATAAGTATGCGGAATCTTAGCGTGCTTCAGCAGAATATCCAGCTTCTGCATTTCGGTCATGTGATTCCAAGCCCGGAGCTTCCAGGTTTTCTTAGACATGTTTCCCATATACGTATTTCCTTTCGTCAGTCTCCATGGTCTTTGCGATTTTATGCTGGATATAAAGTACACAGCCAGCCTGACTATCACATCCAAATGAAGCCAGCAATCCAGCAATAGCATTCAGACAGCTCAAGTCTTCTTCAGTAAATATCATTTAGCCTTCACCTTAGCTTCCTTAAAGTTGATAGGTTTCTTGCTACCCTCCCGTGCACACTCCGTAAGGCACTCATTGCAAGGCTCGTCCGTCTCCAGCACCTTGAAATTCACGCACTTCGGGCAGTAGGTCGCATAGTCCACTTCGCGCATCCAGTTATTCATCAGCGTTTACCTCGCCCACCTTATAAATACGTGCCACTTCACAGCAATCCGGGCAACGAGTGATAGCACTGTCGCGCTTGAGGCTAAAAGACCATGCGCACATGCGCACCCAGTCATCTTCGCTCACAGGCCACTCCTTGCCGCAGTTGGCACATTTAGTCAAGACCATTTTGGCTGCTTTCTTCTCCTTGACCGTAAACCTATCATCCAACTCCGGGTGCGTCACCCGCTGGTTCAGAGCCCACAGCAAGTTCCAACAGGCAGCACGCAGGTGATCCTCATCGTCCATGCCGACCATGTACTTGGCCAGATGTCGTGCAGCACTGTCCAGCAACGAATGCAGCGGGATACCCTTATCCACGTTGTGCTCGCCGTACTTCAAGGCACCTTCTTCACAGTGCTTGCTGACCTCCATGATGCCGTACCAAGGCAAAAGGTCCATCCGTCCCTTCCCGGCGTGCATATCGCGTTTTGCACCAGTCTCAAATTCGGTGCGGTCGCCAGAATCTTTAATCATTTCCTTTTCCTCCATGTGTACTTAATAGCATAAAGTTGAGAGCAATCCCTCAGTCTTTGAACGATTTGCTTATTGATTTCAATGTGAGCTCTTGGATTAAAAAGTTGCTCCGGACAATGAATCAGACAGTATCTTGCATTAACCGGGATTAGTGGCTCCTCTGGTAGAATTAGAAAACGCCCAACAAAAACACCATCAGGCCTTCTGACCAGATATTTCCAAACAGCAGATAACGGACTACTCTGATATGGATAAAATGTCACGATGGAATCGTTGAAAGTCTTCGTGCAATGACAATTAGCATTGAGAACCTTGACAAGCTTCTTTCTATTTTTCTTTGAAATATTTCTCATTAGCAGAACCTTCTGATTCTTCCCTGCATAACCTTGTTGGGAATATCTAGCCACCGGATTTTGCACTTGTCCTTGTAGTCAGGACGCAGCTTCTGTAGAATCATCTTCAATGGCTGCCTCTTGATTTCTTCAAACAAGTCCATAAAACAAGCCGTCACTTTCTCGCTGCATTCCGAAATCGCGTTTACGACATCTGCAAGTTTCTCTGAGATCGTCGCAGCAAGCCTCAAAAAATCATAAATATCATGCTCCATAAAATTTCCTTTCGTTAAACGCTTTCTTTGAGTTCAGCGCTCTTGAAATAGCGAGGTCGATTCCTGCTCTTGACTTCAGATGGTAGTACCATAGATTCTTGTACGGGGTGTTCAGCCGGTCGATCCGTCCCGCAGCCTGCTCCATAATCTTATAGGAGTAGTTCTGGCTGTAGAATATAATGGTATCCGTCTTGATGCAGTTCCAGCCCTCTGCCCCGGCGTTGTACTGCACGAGATAAACCCACCTATCTCCATCAGGAATTGGCTGATGCTTATGCCCATTCCACTGAGCAACCTCAACCCCTGCGCCGTAGTTCAACCCGAGCAGAATATCCAGCTCGTAGTCGAAATTGTAGAATATAATCACTCTTGGCCGTGTCATGCAAATATCAAGGACTTCCTGCTGCCGGCTTTCATCGGAATTGACAAGCTTCCTCAACATATAGCAAAACTCGCTTGCTGTCTCTATTGGTCGATCCTCCCAAGGATTCCAGCGGTTCTTGCAGATTTGCAAATACTTCGGCTTATCGTAGTCTACGAAAATATTCTCATGGTGGGACACTGTGGACCGCTCGAAGTCCATGTCAACCAGAATCCGTTCCCGCAGCCGTATCAGTCGCTGTGTGTTCAAATATCTGTCGATCTTCGGATATTTGGAAAAGCGGCTGTAGACCACATGCTGGTTGTTAAACTCAGTCCGATTTCGGAAGAAACCATTTGCGATGAACACAGGAATATAATCTGTCCAGCAGTCCCCTGGCGTAGCGCTCAGAAGAATCCACTCATTTTCCTTTGTAATTTTCAGGAAAGACTTGACCCATTTACCACTGCCAACTACTCTCTGTTCATCAAATATAACAAACGCATTCTTCACACCTATGTACTTTTCGATGTTATTCCAGGAATCCACCGTTACACTGTGCTCGTAAATATCAAGCTCTGGATCGGTACTCATGTAGAAATGAGCCAACTCTTCGTCCCACTCACCCGTATCCCGTTTCCGGGCAGTCGTGATGATATAAAGATCCGGGGGCTCTGCCATCCTTGCATATTCTTTTGTGTTTATTTGTCCGCCATAGAGTCTGTAGTAGAACGCCAAACTCGTTCTCGATTTTCCGCTTCCTACGCCTCCGCATAAGATGCATCCGATTTTCATACGGTTGATCGCATCTAATTGATAGTCGTAGAGCGTTACACCTGCCATCAGGTCGCTCACCTCATTTCCAACGTCACATAAATGGCACTTTTATTGCAGTGATTCTCGTAGGCCAGAAGCGAGATCGTCGCCTCTTCCTCATCTTCGCCCTCCCCTCTGACGGTATAAGCAAAGAGCTCTTTCCGGTTCTTCCTGAACACCTTCCAGAGTTCTTTTTTCTTAGTAAAGTCCGTGCTTTTTGCAGTAGGACGTATATTGCAAGCCTTATCTACTCTGCGAAGTCCGCCCATAAATATCACACCTCCTCAAAATGAGCAGGAGTTCGTGTAGTAAACCAGGTTGTAATTCAGCGGATGGTTGTTCCAGTCGCAGTTCTGCTCGTAATCAGCAAGCTCATCACGCTCGCCGAGTTCGCGGCAAATATCATCGTTGTGCTCATAGAACCATTCCAGCGGAAGATCGAACTTGTCGCACAGTTCCGGAATATCAAAGACCCAGCTGCCGCAGTTGGTGTTCTGCATACCCTCCGAAACCATGTAATCGACGATTTCTTTTACTTTTTCTCTGCTCATAATCCTTACTCCTTCTATTGTTCAAATATCAGGCTCTTTGGCCCGGTTGCGAGTCATGCGGGAATCGAACCCACCGTACAGCCCATGCTAATGACTCAAATAAAAGAGCCCCAGATTTCTCCAGGGCTCTCATGTGCTTATTCTTCAGGTGTACAATAATCAACGTCGAGATGCACTTTGCCTTCACTATCCGTGTAGGTGACGAACTTTCTCGGCTGATGGAACATCTTCTCGTACTTCTCGACGAACTCCGGCAAAAGCTCACCGAAATCATCCTCCGTGAGGCCTACAATCAGGAATGTTCCAACGATAATATCAATGGGGATACCATAAGGGCCGTCGAGCGTCCGGTTGAGTTTCTCCATGCAATCATCATGCAGCTTTCCATCTTCGTTGCAAATCAATGGCCACCTCATCGTCCCACGGGTAAACAGCCTGAATCGGGCCTTCCACCTCTTTCTGGAGCGATTCCAGAGAACAGTCAATGTCGATCACTTCAGGGTAATGCTTTGGGCGAACCCTCAGAACTTTCATACTGTCAACCTCCCAAATTGCACATCAAAAATATAAATCGAGCTGTTTCCTTAGAGCCGCCATTTGCGACGTGGGTACTCACCGGCTGGAGCATTGGACCAAGGACCGACCCTGGCACTCGAAAATATCATTGATTAGTAACCGAAGCAGCTATACTTACGAGCCTCTTTTGCCCGTGCTTCGACGACATCCCGAGCCACATAGTTCAGGTTGATGGTGTAACTGGGAATGCCGTAAGCCTTTGCGGCCTGGTTCTCGATTGCGCAACCATGGTACGCTTTCTCTTCATCATATACGCCGATGAAGTAATCGGCCTCCGACAGCATCTTGATGCTTTCGCCGAGATACCAAAGTGCCTGGTTCGTGCCACTCGGAGGATCAGGAATATAGGTCTGGATAACATCCAGTTCTTCTCCAAAGACGGCCTCTGCAATGTTGTGCATCTGCATCATGGTCCCACGGATCTGGGCTTCGGTACGGTCTTTCATAGGGCAGCTGATAAACAGTTTCTTCATATGCTTCACCTCAGAACGGAATTTCGGTGGGGGTCGCTCGGCTCTGCCATGTCTGCTTCAGGAGCCGCAAACCGGGCATAGCGCTCTGCATACGGGTCAGAGTCAGCATCCTGCTCTACGTACATGACATCGGCATACAGGCCGAACTCTCCCGGGTTGTTGCGCTTCTCTACGAGGTTGCACAGGCAGTTGACATTCTTGACGCGGATGCAATCCAGCTGACCGACCATATCGATGTCACAGAGCAGCTTCTTGCCGGTGGTGGTCACCCAGTAGACGTGCGGAGGCCACTTGGACTCCATGTTGACATTGACCGGAACGAAATAGGTCGGAAGAAACGGCTCATCATAGGTCTTTTCCGGATTCGGACGGGTCTGCTTGACCGTTACGCCCATGTCCATCAGATGATGCGCCATGTCTTCGGTCAGAACCAGATTGACCCGGCGCTTGTTGGAGCCGAAGCGGTCGCGGCTGGGGTCGCCGCTGAAGTTGGTAGTAAAGATGAAGCGAGTATTCTCGATAGATACCTTCTGGCGTTTGTTAATCATAAATATCAGTCTCCTTTTTATCGTACATCAAAATTCTGTGCAGCTTCGTCCTGCACATCGTCCCACGGAATATCAGGCTTCTGCCAAGGCGGTTCACCCAAATCGTTGGAAGCGAACTGATCGAAGTCACCATACTCGGAAATGGCCTCGATAGCTTTCGTTGCCATCTTATCAAAATAAGACCGGTCAATAGTGTCCTCCAGATGCAGGTTATAGACCATCTCGCTTTCCAACCAGCGATAATCTTTCGCACCTGTCACAGAGTCATACTTGGTCTCACCGTTGTCTTTGGCACCGGCTTCTCTCACAAGCAGTGCGCCGCCACATCCGGGTTTGATAGGGCAGAACTGGCCAACGCGCCCGACAAAAATATAATTGTGCTCTCCTTCGGCCAAGTCCTCGTTTTTGTCGAGGTAGATAGCGCCCTTCGACACCGATTTGGTCTCGCAGAGATCATTGAACACAATATCTTCATGAGAGAAGAGCGTCTTAAACACATATGGAACCTGAAACTGAGTACCGGTAGCAGTCCACTCTCCGCCTTCCTTCTCGTTATCTCCCGGCACGTATCCATACCGAGCCTTGCAGTCAGCTGCGTCCATATACCTTGCAATATAGACCGCATTGTTCACGAGGCACATCTTCTCGTAGGTAGCCTCATGCTCAAACTGGTAGCCATACTTCTCTGCAAACTTCATGCAGAAGTCGATGATCTCCGGCGTAGCACCGGGGATCTTGATGGAGTCAGTCTTGATATGGGCAACCGTGAAACCACGCTGCTGTACCTCATCCTGCAAAGTGCGCATAAATAAAGCCCCTCGAAGCGCCACGATGTTGTTGGCGTTCTTGGGGTTGCGGAACGGGTTGTCGAAGGTCGCACTGGTCAATCCGTACACCGAGTTGATGGCGATCTTCAGTGCCTGTGCCAAAGCTTTCGCCTGTGCAGGGTCATCCAGGTACTTGGCCAGCTTTCCGCCAAAGAGCTTCTTGGCCTTGTCGTACTCCTTATGTTTTACATAGATACGTACATCCATAAGGTCATTGAAGTTTTTGGTGTACTCACCAAAGTAGTTCATGGCGACCGCCGAGTGTGGGTGCAGCGATGCCACATCCAGCAGCGCGACATTCCAGTACATACCAGGTTCGGCATAGACATAGCCGCCCAAACCAAGGTCTGTTCCACGGAACATGTTGTGCATCCGGCCATCGTCGCCTTTGGTCCACTCGTAACCCGGGAAGGCATTGATGATGTTTTTGGACACCAAAATATCAGGCTCGACCTCGGTCAAAGCGTCCTGTTCTCCGGTCGCAAGGTCGGTGTAAACCAGCTTCGGGTGCCTTTCCTTACCAAAGATGATGCGCGTGGTCAATGTGTTGGTCGTGTCGTTGACCGTCAGTCCGGCAATGTCAGCCAGAATCTCCCGGGCTACAAAGTCTGCATGACGTGCGTTGAACACGGCTTCCGTTGCCAGAACGTCATTGTCACAGTATTCTGCCACCTTGTCCCAAAGGCTTTTCGGCACCGGCTGGTCCCACGGCAGGCCAAGCTCCTGATGATGGATGCCCAGCTCGATTTCAAACTTCTTCAGGCTCTGCTTTTTGGCAGAGAAGTCATAAATATCCGTGTAGGACAGGTTATACGCCTCGCCAAAGAAACCCGTGTGCTCGTTGATGATACGGTTCGACAGCGCATAGAGCTGCTCTGTCGTCCACCCCAGCATGCAAGCCCAAAGCATATGATTGTCGTACTTGCGGTTATTAAAGCCGACGAGCCGGTAGTTTGTCAGCGCTTCGACCTCGCTGGCGGTAGGATTCACCATGCGATGAACCGGCTTATCCTCGCCCGCCAGTTTCCAGTTGATGAGGAAAAGGTTCGGAAAAACCTCACAGTCAAAGAACGCGATAGGGGCCTCCAAAATATCAGTCTCGCTCTTTGCTTCCTCTTTGGACTTGAAATGCATCTTTGCCACCGTCTTGACGCAAATATCAGCCTGATTCGTGCTGCTTGCGGCAAAGAGCAGGATAGCATTGCGCATATCGTCCACGTCATAGACCACATTGCCCTCGTATGCCTCCTCCATAACATGGGCAATAAAATCCACATTCGGCTTCGTGTAGGGGCTGATTTCCTTGGCAAGTGCCTTTTTGATCAGTATCCTCAGATGCCTTTCGTTCTGGACCTGCTTTGCATCGACCATTTTTTCTCCCTTCAACGGCAGACCACTGCTGATGGAAGCCACCGAAATATCATTGCATTTCGACAGCTTTCTCCGCAGTGAAGATTTCCCGGTAAATACTTTGACTTCGATGTTTTCGTCGTAAATGCGGCTGAGCTTTGTAACATCGCCCGTGTAAATATAATGCAGATGGATGCCCGCACCGGATTTGCTCAGCTCCGCATAAGTCCGGGGCCATTTGGATGCAGCTTTAAGATTTTTCTCAAAGCATTTCTTTCCATCCGGTCCCGGAATATCAAAGTCGATGACGATATGCTCCTGCGGAATCCGCACGTAATGAAGCCTCGACGTATCAAGGTCGGACAGCGTCGTGCTGACATCTTCCCATTTATCGGTCGGGGTTCCGTTCTCATTGGCATATTGTGCAGGGCATCCCGCGCAAATATCATCCAGAAGCGAGTGTTGCTCTTTGAACTCGACCCATGATGAAGCAGGCGGCTCAGATATTCCCTCTTCCGCAGGTTTTGGGTCTGCAAACTCAGGGAACTTGTCCACCTTGAAACCACTGTAGTAGCTCCGAACGCGCTCCCCGTTCACATCGGCTTCCCTTTCCTTGTAATCGGAGAAGTAATTCATCAGCTCCTCACGGAATGCTCTGCGCGAATACGGATATTGGACATTCGTTTCGGCGTTGTAGTCCTTGTACATGACCCATGCACGCTTCAGCGATACGCCGTCTTCCTTCTTAAAAATATAAAAGGAGTCCAGCATAAAGTTGTAGAAGTCGTTGGACGCTCCCAGCATCCGGGTCGGGATGTAATCGTCGTACTGGCGCGGGTTTGCCTCATAGACCTCCTTGCAGTGCCATGCGATGCCGCCAAGTTCAAAGTTCACCTTGTCCACAAGGTCAAGATACTTCTTAGTAGGCAGCTTGTTACCGGTTGGCGTCACGTCGATGAGTCTTCGGATAAGGCCCGATTTTGCATCGGTTATCTTGACTGCCTTGTTGGTACCAAGGAAAAGGAAGCAGTTGAACCTCGTGGGATATTGACTTTTGAACTTCTCATTGACCAGCATCGTCTCGTGAGAGACCAGCGAGTTCAGCCGGGTGTTGTCCTCGATGCGGGAAAGGTCACCGTCGTGCTGGATAGAAACAAGTGGATTCGACTTAAACGCCTCCAGCGCGAATGCATTGGAGGATGAACCCAGCGCCCTCGAGTCGAACACGCCGCAGTAGCCCTCGAAAAGCTTCTGGACGATGTTCAGCACCGTAGATTTACCACTTCCCGGGTCACCATACAGCACAATGAACTTTTGGACTTCCTTCGAGGCGCCATTCACAACCGCACCGATAGCCCATTCCAGCTTTTCGCGTTCCTCTGGAGAATATAAAACGCCCATGAGTTCGTCATAGGCGTTTATACTTCCGGGTTCCAGCGGATACGGCAGACGCTTCGAGGCGTAACTTTCCTTTTTGACCGGAGTGTTGGAAAATATCAATACCTCGTCCAGTGGGTGAAAGTTATCCCGCATCTGCCGCTGACAGTATTTGTGCCAGTTGTCGATCATGCCGGACTCCGCATCCCACATATAAAGTACATGAAACCCGTTGTCATGGGTCTTCTGGTACTCATCTGCATAGGTACGAAGTTCCCGGTCGATGGTTCGGATGACGTCCTGCTCGTCCGTACTCCAAAGCCCCCGCTCTTCCATCCAAATGGCGTAGAAGTCAGAGCCACGTATCATCAAATCGTTCGGCTTACCGACGATGAACTTCGGATAAATCTCCGTTACGCCCCGCTTTCCCGGGCGGGTGTCGATTTTGAAGAAATCGCTCATGATGAATCGATTTCCTCCTTTCTGTGAGATTTATTCCGGCTTCTTCGTAATGCTGGCCTTGCCGTCGCAGCAAATATCGTTTTCAGGCACAGTCGGAGAGTCATTCTCTTCCTCGCCGTGCTGGTCATAGTTGTGGTGCATCATAGCAAGCTCTGCTTCCGTGTTGCGTGCTTTTGCCTCCGCTTTCTTAAGCTTCTCGTCGCTCTCGCCAAGCATCCTGCAGGCAGTAAAGCCAAACCAGAGAAGCCCCGCGATGAGGATATTCTTCCGCAGCAGCTTGCCGCGCTGCTTCCGGATGGTCGTCTCCGCCATCTCAAGAGCCGACTTGGTGGTCGCCAGTTCGTACATGACATTCATCATTTCCATTGTTCATTTTCCTCCAGTAATTCAGGTCGGTAAATATCAGCCGACCAATGTGTTCCATGTTTCGGCACGATGTGACTCGCATCAAAACTCTTTCATCATCAACAAATTGTTCAATAGCCCCTTCCATCGTGATGCAGACCTTCGATACATAAATATCAGGCTTCATTTTCCGCCAGCCAGCCCATCAGCTGATACCAAATATCAATCCGGCGCATATCCTCTTTCGGATGCATCAGCGTGAAAAGTCCACCGGCACCGTTGGGCTGATATTCCCGAGCATTGAATCGGTCCAGCACACTCTGCGCCCTCTCCTCGTCGAAGCGGGTGTCATCCATGGCCACGAGCCCAAGGCTCACGACCATATTCCAGAACCACTGGCCCACCCGGTTTCCGGACGCAGCATCTTCCAGAATATGCTCCTCGATGCGGATGGACAGTGCCACCATCATCTCAAGCATGCTGCACGGAATACCGGCGAAAGCGTCCTGAATGTCCTGATACACGATATTTTGCGTCTGAGCAAACCGGTATCGCAGGTCGAGGCCGTCCTCTGCGCGAGCCCCATCCAGCTCACAAGACGGGGTAAAGTTCTGGTTGTATAAGAAAGTGAGCAGTCTATGGAACGAAAGCCCCCTCGGCTCCCAGTCTCCACAAACCCGCTCATAAAGCCAGTCAAAATATCGACCGGCAAGGTCTGTGTATATCATTCGTCCTCCTCATCCGGGTGCAGGTCACAGAAGCTCTGGTTCACCTGCAGGATCTCGTAATCCTTGTGATAGTTGTGGTTTCGGACATGGATGGTGCTCGGCATGAACTCGCCGAAGTGCTTCAAGGCCTCATCGCCGATGGTTCTGGAAATATCATCCTCGTCCATCGGCTCGTCTTCACCGTCGAATACCAGCTTGCCATCTGCGTAGAAGCTCAGAAAGCCGGTCTCATAATCCTCATCTGCGCCAAACTCATCCGGCTCGATGATCTCGATGGCCTGCTCCGGCTTCCGAATATCTTCCGGGTCGCTCTCGGTGCGGTAAGGCCCCATCGCCAGCTCAAAGCCCTTCTGGTTTGCCTTTTTCTCGACCTCTTCGTCGAGATTGGCTTCCCGCTTTTCCCAGTGTGCCTTCAAGTCCTGCACCTCCTTCCTGTATTTTTCGTCATAAGCACGCCGCATCACAGTGTGCATAAAGTAAGCTCCGGCTGCAAAGCCAGCGCCAAAGAGCAAAATATCATGCATTGCGTTCTTCATCGGGTTCTCCTTTTACGGTCATCAGGGTGAATGCCAGCCCGCCAAAGAAAAGGGAGACGCTCATCAGAACGCCTCCCACAACATGGCGCTTGCGCTGGGTGTCAGTCAGATAGTCCAGAAACAGGAACACGTTTTCCAAACTGTCCATAGCAAAATATCCTTTCACTCAGCAAGAACAGCCAGACCGGAAGCAAAGCACACCCCGGCCATGACTGCGAATACATAAGAGAGTCTCTTTGCGATCCTTGCCATAGCTATCCCTCCAAAATATCAGTCTCAGATCTTGTCGATGATGACACCATCACAGTTGAAATGCAGCAGCACGCTCCGCTCGTAGCCGTCGATGAAACTGTTCAGGGCATCGTTACCGGGAACATAATTGGTCATGCCGAAGTCAACGTGATTCTGCTTTGTAGGGTCATTGGGGTCATAGATCCAGCCAACGATCTGGCCTTCCGGGGTTTTCAGGCTCACACCTCCGTGAGTACCCAGAGATGCCAGAACCTCATTCAGAAACAGATGCCCCTGGGTGCGCAGACGCTTATTCGCTGCCTGCTCCATCAAGAACAGATAGTTGCGATTCAGCCTATTGTCCGGCTGCCAGGTGTCCACGGTCTCATCGAAGAGCTGATCATAGGGGCTGGTGTGGGCCATGGCGACGTCCTTGTACTCCTGAATGGTCTCTTCCACGCCTTCCTCATTCTGTACCTTCGTAGCCACGGGGACAGCCTTCATGTTGCGCTCCAGCTCCTGCTGCACACGGTCGCCAAAGCGCTCCGTAACACGGCCTTTGTACTCGTTGAAGGCCTTGTCGATGGCGATGTAGGCCGCAGTCAGGCTTGCATTGCGCCTAGACATGGTATGATGGCTGCCGAACATGCAGGCCAGCGAGAGGCTGCCCAGCGTCACCGCAGGGGCATAGACCTTTGCCAGCCATACGGCGGTGTGGACATAAGTGGCAGTAATATCTTTTTTCATATCATCTGCCGTGTAGGTCTCGCCATCTTTCAGCTGCATTTCGCCGCTGTCCACCTGTGCTTTGGTGGCGTGGATGGTCTCGACCTGAGCGTTGTGCTCTGCGATGATTTCTTCCGCCTTGAGCGTTGCCTTGCAGGCCAGAACAGCCGCCGTGACGCCGCCGATGGCCGCACCAACGATCATAATGGTAGGGCCGGCTTTCTTGAGCTTGAACTTGCCCTTTGCCAGCATCTGGGTCGCCTTGAGCATCATTTCTTCTTTTTTCATAAAATATCAGTCCTTTCTGTTAAGTAAGAGGCACCGGTTTCGGGAACTCGATGCTGTACCCGCCGGGGACGTTCTTGATGTATGCACTGGTCAAGTCCTTCCAGCCATACTTGTTATCGGTAAAATTGCAGGTCATGCCCGCAAGGTCGTAGAGGTCGCCAATGGACACCTGTCCGTATTCCCGGATGGCCTCCCACATCTGGTCGAGGATTTCTTCCATGTCCGCCCGGGAGTCTGAAATCAGGTTCTGCCAGTTCGGGATGACCCGCTGGTTCGCCGGCTGACTCCGGTTGGGGTTGGCGTAATAGCGGTCGTAGCTGTTGCTGGAGCCGCGCACATAGTTCGAACTCTGCGAGCGGGATTTGTCCTCGCCAAATATCATAAGGCTCAGTGCCGAGCTGAAAATACTCCAGATGCCGTTCTTGAGCATCGGGATGGCATAGTCGTTGATGATGCGCTCCTTCACGGTGGCAAGGTCTTCTGCGAGAAACGCGCTTGCCACCTTCTGAATATCAGTCTGCTGGCGTACCGTGACCTTGCCGGTCGTCACCTTCTCCAGCTTTTTCTTCGGCTGCTGCCCGGGGGTCTGGTTCAGGCTGCTCGTGGGCATATCGATTTTTGCCATGTTGTCGTCCTTTCAAAATAAAAAAGTAAGAGCTGCAGATTTCTCTACAGCTCTCGCTTTATCTGACATTAGTTCTCCTCTTCACAAGTTTCCTCGTCAGAAGTCACATCCGTCGACTCCACGTCGATGACCTCGTTCTTGTTCGCCTTCTTGCTGGCCATCTTCTCCTTGATATGCTTGAAACCCTTCTTCGCAGCAGGGATACCATACTTCACACTAGCGCCGATGAGCAGCGCAGCACCAACACCGATCTTGACGATCTTGCCAAGATCGAGGTTTGCATTGCTCTCACAGCCGCAGTCCGAAGTATAGTTCTCCGCCTCAGCAGGGACCAAGTTCTCAACAGGAGCGTTCTCCATCATAGAAGTCTCGTTCTCCATAGTCACATTGTTCATTTCGTCCATTTTTGTTACCTCTTTCTTATAAATAAGTTTATAATGTCGGAGTATTACCTCCATAAGACACGCTGATTTTTTCGCGCCGGGGTCTGAAAATATCAATACCCCAGCCATTTCGGAGGCGTGTTGTAGTCCAGTACCAGACAAGGCATCCCCTCTTCGTCCACACGAGAACCGTAGAACGTATCTACCATCATGCAACTCTGGGTGTCCCAGCCCAGCAGGTCACCATTCTTGCAGTGCTCCATGCCGAGGTAGTCGTACAGGTCGTTCTCCGTAACGCTCAAATCGCTGAGAAGCTGCTTGTTCAGGCCGTTCAGCGCCTTCTCAATGGCGTTCCGCGTCGTCCAGAAGTATTTCCCGGACAGGCTCTCCCAGCATTTCACCTTCTTGTCATAGGACACATCATCCGGTGCGAGGTTCTTTGCAGTCGGGATCTCATCCGGCTCCGGGCATTTCGCCATCTTGTCCAGCGCGACAGCTTCCTTGATTTCCTTTGCCTTCTCCGGCCCGACTGTCTCCACGACTTTGTCCTGATAGCTCCGCAGAGCCGTCTCCGACATGGTGTAAGCCGCTGCCAGCGCAGCATTTCTCCGGTCATTGACGCTGCTTGCTCCGATGATGCACCCAGTCGAGACTGCCATAGAGATAGCAGTAGGAATGTACACCGGCGCCGCCGTCTTGATGATGGTCTTGGCGTCCAGCTTATCGACCCCCAGCTCCTGCTTCTTTTCCTCCAGCAGGATCATCGCCTTGGGCGTTGCGGTGATTGCAAAGCCGACCGCCGTAAACGCGCCTGCAATGCCTAAGCCCAGTAAGATCTTCGAGCTGTTCCGGCTGAGGGTCCTCCTCGCCGTTTTGGTCAGTGTTTTCCAGTTCATGTTCATGCCTCCAAAATATCAATGAATTTATAAAAAGAAAGAGCCGTAGATTTCTCTACAGCTCTCGCCTTTTCAGATGTGTCCATTCTGTTTCAAGTTCTGAAACCGAATCCTGCTTCCACGCTGACTTGTCAGCTCTCCGGAGATGGTGTCATAGATGTATTCGTATGTCCGGATCGGCAGGGTCAGCACATACCGCATCGTGCCATCCAGCACGTGCAGCAGTCTCCTGCCGAAGTCCTTCCATAACTTCATCATAGCATCATCCACCTGAGCGTAATAGTTGCGATTATACATAATTCAAATCTCCTTTATCTGTTCAGTTTGGATTTTCTTCCATAAAGCAGACTGAATTTTTCGCGTCAGTTCGTGCTGTTCTTCTCTGCCAGCTGACGCCGCACTTCTTCCTGCACCATGCCACGCAGTTCGTCCTCGCTCTTCTGATCCTCGATCAGGTCATGCCCGAAGCCCAGCAGTGCGCTTCCTGCCAGCAGTGCGATGCTTGCCACTTTCCACCAGTTGATTTTATGCATGATAGGTATCCTCCGTATAATCGAGATAGTTTTCTACAGGGTCAAGCGCCGGTGCCAGATAATAGCACTCCAACCCGTCGTCGGTCATCTGCTTGTCGTACTCAAAATCCATCCAGTAGGCGTCCCAGTCATATACCAACTGGTCAAGACACCACCCCATCTGGTCGCCTTCGGGTGTTATGGTCAGTTCGTCGGCGCAGAGATAATTGCACCACTCGTTTACCGAGATGCAGCCGTTCGTGGCCAGCTCCCGGTTAAAGTAATAAGACGCCTCGATGACCCGTGACATCGTGGCATGAAAATATCTTTTTGAGGCGGGCTCATAGAACAACCGGATAACATCGCCGTCCTTGTCTCGCTGGACATCTTCAGCTTTCGTTTCTTTTGCTGCCTCCATCCGCAGCTTTTCCTCTTCCTCCACACCGATGCGCTCCGCCACCTGTCTGCGGTACTGCTGGTAGCTCTTGCCCAGCGCCACATAGGCCGCGCTCAGGCTTGCGATTTCTTTCCGGCTCAGCATGTTCGAGCCGATAATGCACCCGATCGTGCCTGCGCCCAACACCGCCGCCGGAATATAAAACTGCCAGCAGTCCTTGACCTTTTCTTTCATGCCGTACTCGGGCACATCCTTGTTCAGCTCCACCAGCTTTTCGGCTTTGATGGTCGCCTTGCCCGTTTCGATGGCCGTCGCCACAACACCTACGGACGCTGCCACCGCCAGAATAGTTCCGCCGTGTTTGCGCAGGAATCGTGCGCACGTTTTCGTCAGTTTCATTGTTCAACCTCCATTTTGAAAAATAAAAGAGCTTACGATTTCTCGTAAGCTCTCGATTTGGTTAGCGCTTCAAATACCTTTCAACCTGACTCGTTCTCAGGAATTCATACAGCTTCCGTTCCCAATTCGGACTGCAGTCCTTCATAGCGTTATCGAGTGCATCTGCCGCCAAATCTTCATCGCGCATCATAAGTGTTCTCTACATGATAGCAACGGAGTCAACGCAGAACAATTCGGCAATGCCAAAAAACGCCACTGCGCCCAAAGCAACTTTCACCTCGGATCTCCCGTGTAAATATAATGCAGGTGGATGCCTGCACCAGACTTGCTGGTGGCCTCAATATTTCGCTCATAGCTCTTCTTCCCATCAGGGCCGGGAATATCAAAGTCAATGACGATATGGTCTTCCGGAACTTTCACATAGTGCAGTTTCGATGTGTTCATAATTTCGTACCTCCAAAATATAATTCTGAGACTAACCATCTCATAAAGCACACTGAAAATTTCGCATCAAAAATAAAAGAGCCTACGATTTCTCGCAAGCTCTCATGGTCAGTTCTTCTGTTTGGTATAACTTGCCATGAGGAAGTCCACGTACTTAGCAAATACGGGTTTGAAAGTATGCCTTGCAATATAAGAAAGCCCGTCTGCACCAATGTAGTTTCCTCTATCATAGAGTCTACTCCATGCCAGGCAGTATCCGTTCAGTCCTCCATATACAAACAGCATAAATCCAATCATTCCCATAATACCAATTTTCAATGCTTTCTTCATAATTGTTCAACCTCCAAAATATAATTCTGAGACT